CTCTTTACACTGAAAGGGTGTAATGTTGATCTCTTAAATGACGAAGAGTTCATCCGAGATATTGTGTACACTACATCTAAAAAATGTAAGTCAACTCTGTTATCCATCAACTCACATAGGTTTGATCCACAAGGTGTTACCTGTGTGGCGATGCTAGCAGAAAGTCATATTAGTATTCACACATGGCCAGAGAAAGGTATGGCAGTTTGCGATATCTTTACCTGTGGTGAGCATACCAAACCCAAGAAGGGTGTGGAGTATATGCAAATGATGTTCAGTGCCAAGGACATCGTATCTAAATCATTTACTAGACCATTAGAATGAGCAAAGAATTTTTGTGGGTGGAGAAATACCGCCCAAGCATTGTTGAAGATTGTATCCTTCCTGCTAGCACTAAAGAAGTGTTTCAGGGTTTCGTCAACCAGGGCGAACTACCTAACCTGCTCTTGACCGGCACAGCAGGTGTTGGCAAGACCACTGTTGCTAAGGCACTGTGTGAGGAGATCGGTGCCTCTTACATCGTGATCAACGGATCTGATGAGGGACGCTTCCTAGACACCGTGAGGAACCGTGTCCGTCAGTTTGCTACGACTGTCTCTCTCACGTCTGGAGCATCCCACAAGGTGGTCATCATCGATGAGGCAGACAACACCACCAATGATGTTCAACTGTCTCTAAGGACTGCTGTGGAGGAGTTCCATGGCAACTGCCGTTTCATTTTTACCTGTAACTTCATCAATAAAATTATTGAACCGTTACACTCACGTTGTACAGTCGTTGATTTTAGAATCAAACCTGAGCAGTCTACTCAACTTCAGGGAGAATTCTTTACTCGTCTCAAAACTATTCTAACAAATGAGAATGTTGAGTATGAAGATAAAGTTCTCGCGAAACTTGTCAAGAGGTATTATCCTGATTGGCGTCGTCTCATTAACGAGTGCCAGCGTTATGCTGCCACAGGGAGTATTACTTCTGCTATCTTGGTTGACGTTGCAGATGTTAATCTGGATACTCTACTTACATCTCTGAAGAAGAAAGACTTTACTAATGTAAAGAAGTGGGTAGTTCAGCATCTTGATAACGATCCCAGTATGGTGATGCGTAAGGTTTATGATAGTTTGTATGGTGTATTGAAACCTGCTTCTATTCCTGAAGCTGTTCTTATCATCGCTAAGTATATGAAAGACATTACTATTGTTCCTGATCAAGAGATCAACATGTTGGCATGTCTGACAGAGATTATGATGAGTTGTGAGTTTCGATGACACTACTCAAATTTATTGAGAAAGAACCTAAAATTATTATGATGGAGGAAATGTATGAGCGACTCGAAAAAGAACCAGAGAGACAATGGGAATACATCAAAAGTAAAAACTACACCAGAGAATGTTCAGGAAGCAAATGAAGCATTGTTTCATGCTACAATGAACCTACCCCATGCTGCTGCTCATTGTGGAATGACAGAGCGTGAAATGAAAATGATCTTTCGTGAATACCTTAAATACCATGCCCCAGACATTGAAGTCATTAAAGACACCATTGAGATACCCAGGCGGGAAGAGTCGTGCCCTGAGTAAACTCTTTCAGTATATTCCTGACCTAAAAAATTGTACTCATTACCACGAACCATTTATTGGTGGTGGTTCTGTGGCATTGGAAATTGGTAAACGATATCCACACCTAGACATCTGGGTGAATGATCTTTATGAACCCCTCTATAATTTCTGGCGAGTGCTTCAGGATCAAGGACAAGAACTTCATGATGAGTTAGTTCAACTTAAGCAACGTCATCCAGAACCAGTATCAGCAAAACTATTATTTTTAGACGCCAAGGAGAAAGTGAACGATGATCAGATATCCGATGTATTTCGTGCTGTTAGTTTTTACGTTGTTAATAAGTGCTCTTTTTCTGGTCTCACTGAATCCAGTTCCTTCAGCAAGCAAGCGTCAGAGAGCAATTTCTCGATGCGAGGCATTGATAAACTTCCAGACTACTCCTTGATGATTAAGAAGTGGAAGATTACAAATCTTCGATATCAAGAACTACTTACCGATAGTAAAGATGTTTTTACTTATCTAGATCCTCCTTATGAGATTGGTTCTAATCTCTATGGTAAGAAAGGAAATATGCATAAAGGATTTGATCATGATGGGTTTGCTGCTATCTGTGATCGCTTTATCGGTCCTCAACTTGTGTCATACAATTCAACGCAACTGATCCGGGATCGCTTTAAGAAGGGGTGGACAGCTGCTGAATTTGCACACACTTACACCATGAGGAGCGTGGGGAGTTATAATACAGATCAAGCAGATCGCAAGGAACTCGTCCTAGCAAACTATGAAATGTGAAGTCACCCTCTACGTATCGGGCACCGTGTTTAAGGAGCAGGTCATTGCTCGTAATTATGAAGAAGCAAGACAAACTGCTCTTGCTAGAAATCCTACCGCTAAGATTGTTGGTGTAACCGCTGTATTTAAATGAACATCTTTGTCACTGATGAGTCTCCTTATAAATCAGCACGGGTTCTTCCTGACAAGCACATCGTCAAGATGCCTTTAGAGACTTGTCAGATGCTTTCTATTGTTTGCTCAGACAAATGGGGTCATGGTTATGGCACAATACCTAAGGCAGACGGTAATCCCTATGCTACGGACAAGGGAGCATTCCGTAATCACCCCTGCACTAAGTGGGCAAACGAGACCGTATCCAATGCTCGCTGGTTGCTGCAGCATGGGTTTGCTTTATGTGAGGAGTATGCAGCACGATATGGCAAAGTCCATACTTGTTTCTTGACTCTCCTTGCTGCTGACGAAATCATTCCCAAAGTATCATTGGATGACCATACTCCTTTTGTCTTTGCAGGACCTGACGAGTATAAGTATGATACAAGCATTGATATCTTCACTGCTTATAAGATGTATATTGCATCTAAACCTTGGGTAAAAGATAACTACCTACGATTACCACACCACAAACCTGACTGGATTTAATAATGTATCAATTGAAAGACTACTTGTACTCAATTAACCAATCGAAAAAAAGTATCCTAAATGATGACGCTGATGGTGAGCGAGGGTATCCTCCTTATATTGTTAACAGGTGCTTGTCTTCTTTCACTGATACTATCTTATACGTAAATGAGATGAATAAAAATTCTCATCTACCAAAGAAATTGCAATATGACTTTTTACTAAATAGTGTGAAACCGAGGAAGCGTTTCTCTCCTTGGGCACGAAAAGATTCTATTGATTATCTTGAAGTAGTTAAAGAGTATTATGGTTATAATGACGATAAAGCACTCCAGGCACTCAGGATTCTTACCAAGGATCAGTTAGATCATATTACCAAGGTATTGAATAAAGGTGGAAGAACATGAATGATGAAACTATAATCCAGTGGAAACAAACTGATATGGTCGAAGTGGTTCTTGGTGAACCAGATGACTTTCTTAAAGTTAGGGAAACTCTAACACGTATTGGTGTTGCTTCTCGTAAAGAAAAAAAGATCTATCAGTCCTGTCACATTTTACATAAACAAGGTAAGTATTATATTGTTCACTTCAAAGAGTTGTTTGCTCTTGACGGTAAGAATACTAACTTGTCATTGAATGATGTCCAGCGTCGTAATCGTATCATCCAATTGCTTAGTGATTGGGGATTAATTTCTGTTGTTAACATTGAAGCAATTACTGATCTTGCTCCTTTGAATCAAATTAAAGTTCTATCTTTCAGAGAGAAAGGTGAATGGACACTTGAATCCAAATATAATATCGGTCGTAAGAAGACTACGGTAGAGTAAACCGCAATCTTTAATAAGGAAAACCGTTATTAAAGTATAAACGGTTATCGTTAAATAATACTGTGAGAGGTTCGGGGTGGAGACACCCCCCTTTTACGCCAAGATGCCTTCGGGGTCTTAGAGTTAACGTCGCTTATTAAAGGACATGGTAAATATCAACTGGGAAACTTATACTCCCTACTCAATCGGATTCAATGAAACATTCAGCAGACTTGAAGCTATTGCAGGAGGTGGATCTAATTACCCACCGTACAATGTGGTGGACGGACATGATGGCAGAACCCTGCTGGAAGTCGCTCTTGCAGGATTTTCAGGAGGAGATATTGAAGTTACAACAGAACGAAATGTTCTAACAGTATCTGCTAATAAAGCACCACCAGATAAAGAACGTAAATATTCTCATAAGGGAATCTCATACAGAACCTTTGCTCGCAACTGGCAAATGGCAGATGATGTAGAAGTGGAAGAAGTAAAATTTGAAGACGGTCTTCTCACAGTTATTCTGGTTAAGAACCTACCAGAGAAACAGAAACGAAAGACTTGGTTCTAAATAAAAACGAAAGGCACTTGACGGTGCCTTTTTTTAATGCTAAACTTAGAAAGAATTCATAATAACTATGGCAGTATCAATCCTAACTTTGAAAACTGGCGATCGTGTTATTGCTGAACTGAAAGAAATCTTTGATGGGGAGGGAGACGACAAGCGTGGAGTTTGCCTTCTTATGGAAGAACCTTATATATTGAATCTTGAAGGTGGTAATCCGCAATACCTTACTGAACAGTATGGTATGGAATACCAAATCAAATTTAGTAAGTGGAATCCTTATTCTTCAGACTGGCAATTTAAGATGCCTTATGATTGCATCATGACAATTAGTAATCCGGAACCAGGACTACAAGAAGCATATGAAAATAAAATCACAGAAAAACGAGAAAAGCAAAATGACGGAACAGACACAGGAAACACCACAACTGAGAACGAATCATAATATTCGTTTAGTTATTCTAGACACCAAAGAAACAGTTCTTTGTTTGTTTGGTGAAATTCAAGATAACAAAGCTGAAAATGTTATTGGATATAAAATGATGTATCCATTTTCTCTCTCACTTGGGAATGTTAATGAAGACGGAACAATTCCTATTTCATATACTCGATGGTGTCCTTACACGCCGGTTCAGGAGTTTAAGTTAACTGGTGATCATATTATTAGTGTTACTTATCCCGATGATGGTATCCTTAATAATTATGTTGGGGAACTTGAACAGTATGGCATTACTGAAGATCAATTATTCTATGATGTAGAGGAGACTAATGGAGATAACAGCGAACCTAATCAAGCTGCAGAATGAGTGGATCATCGCTCAGGTAGAACCTGCTGAGGGGGACACTTTACCAGGCGACCCTGACGTGTGGATGATCGAACCCTATGTGGTAGACTGTGAAGGTCAGATAAATCCATGGGCTCCTCATGCTGCTGAACGTGAATTCAACGTTAGGTCTTCTGACCTGACTGTTGTGACTAATCCAAGCAAGGCACTCCTTGCTCGTTATATCGAAT